CCACGTGGCACCCACGCGGGCATAGATCCCGGCACCGCTGCCGGGGTTCCAGTTGGTTCCATCAGTCTTCACCACCATGCCGTCTCGCGGCCGCAGCGGTGCGACGTTGAGCGTGTCCAGGAACACGTAGGGCTGGGGGGCTTCCATCGCCTTGCGCAGGTTGGCCAGCTCCTGCAACAAAAAACCCGGCAATGCGGCCGGGTCTTGAGGGGGTGTTGTCGGGTTGTAGATCATCAGTACGCGCCCCGCTTCACCACGTCCAGGTCAATCCCCTTCAGGCGCCACGCAAACCCGGCCGTGCTCTTGATGCGCAGCGACAAGAAGCGCCCCGTGGCAAAGGCGTCGGCCTTGCGCGTGGACCCGATGGTGTAGGTCACCGGGCTGGACCACGTGGGGGCCACCTCCACGTCCATGGTCGCGCCCACCTCCACCGTCAGCGTGGCCCCGGTTGGGCCGTCAATGCGCGGGTACACCGCCTTCACGGTCTTGACCGAGTAGGGGTCGTCAAACGCCAAGTTTGTCCGCTCGATGTAGGCCGTGAACTCGGTGCCTGCGTCGTTGCTGCCAGCATCTCCCAGCAAGATGTTGGAGCTGTTGCACAGCAGCATCCGGCCGTCGCTGGGGTTGAACTCGGCTTGCGCCCACACCGTGGCGTCTGACAGCCAGGTGTCGGCATCGGAGGCCCAAGTCTCAGCCGCCCCCGGAGCGATCAAGCCAAAGTCGCCATAGGTCACGCTGGGCAAGTCGCGCGGGGCCAGCGTGTCGTCGGCAAAGTTCCACACCAAGGCTTTGGTGCAAGTGGTCTGTCCGACATAGGGGAAGCAGATCCACACCTCGTTGCGCCGCAGGTTGGTCATCAGGAACGAGCGCGCGTAGTAGGTGGTGTCCATCTGCGTGAACAGCCACTTGCGCATGCGCGCGGTCAGGATGGACTTCGGCCCCTGGCCGTTGTGCACGATCACGTCACCCGGAGTCAGCACCACATGCCCCACGGGCGTGTTGGCGATGCAGCCGCGGGCCAGAGCCCCCACATCGCCGGGCAGGCGCTGAAAGGCAAAGATGAACTGGCCGCCGATGTAGCGCATCGAGTACATCGAGCGCTCTTTGTAGATGATGTTGGCGTCACCCAGCACCATCTGGTCGACCATCAGGTCTCCCGTCTCGGCCAGATCCACCTCGCCAGCGTCGGTCGTGGGGTCTGCTTCGTCCCACGAGCCGGGGATGGCGCCGGGGTCGGCCGCGTCCGACCACTTGACCATGTGCGGGTAGGACGTGCCGGTCTTGGTGATGCCGATGCCCACCAGGTAGTTCTTGAACGGGCGCAGGCTCTTGGCGCGCCAGTTGGCGTTCCATCCGGTAAGGCTGGCCAGGTTGCTTGCAACGTTGCCGCCCCAGTATTGCGGCACGTCCTTCTCGTTGTTCATCACCAGCACGCCGTTGAGCGCGCCACCCGTCCAGCGGTCATCAATGGCCCCGGTGGGCGCCGTGCCGGTGATGTCGGTGCGCGTGGTGCCGTCGTCCACGTACACCGCCGACAGGCCGGCGTGCACCCAAAACCGGGCGCTGGTGGTGACGTAAGGGCTGAGCCAGTAGGGCGTGACCGAAGGCGCGGTGTAGACCGCCTTCATGCCGCCAAAGCGCTCGGCGTAGCCGTCCCGGAAGCGCACGTTGTTGGCGTCACTCCAGGCGTTGAGCGGCAGCTCCTGCGGCGCCTGGTCGGCCAGCACGCCGAACTGGCCGGCGTTGGGCAAGGTGATGATGGGCATGCTTACCAGCAGGTGATGCGTGCGTAGCCGTTGCCGCCGTTGCCGCCAGCACCGGAATTGAACCCGTTCAACGAAGCACCGCCGCCGCCACCTCCAGCTGAGGTTGCCCCGGCGCCCCCGGCACCAGCCGCTGCACTTGATCCATACGAACCGCCGCCGCCGCCAGATCCTGAAACCTTACCAGACACACTGGCTCCTGCCGTACCGGCGCCACCCTGTCCGCCGCCTGCAGCGCCGCCGCCGCCGCTGCCACCGAGATCTGTGACCGCACCCCCAGCGGCCGCATTGACCTCAATATTGCTGACGCTGATTGACCCGCCCGCGCCGCCCCCCGCGCCGCCGTTGGCGGAGGTGCCGCCAGCACCAGCCGAGCAGTCCGTCGTGGTTGTGTTGTGACTACCGCCTGAACCACCGCCGTCTTGCGCTGAGTAGCCAGGGCTGCTGGCCGACGTTGAGTTCGCCGACGCACCGTATTCACCAAACCCTTGGCCCCCATAGACGGCTGTGCCGCCAATGGCAATTGCCCGCGCCGCTTCAATACCACCGCCGCTGCCTCCATCTCCCACGGTAGAAGTCCCAGCGCCGCCACCATAACCACCTCGAGCGGTAGCAAGCGCTCCGAAAGTCGTGTTGCCACCACTGGTTCCGTTGTTTCCGTTGGTGCTGTCGGCCGTCACTGCCGTGCCGCCGCCACCACCAGTCCCGGTAGTAACGGACACCGTTGATGACAAAGCGCTTGCCAAATACAGCCGCGTGATTTTGCCGCCGCCCCCACCACCACCACCGCCAAAGCGCGTGGTAGTTGCGGCTCCTCGGCGGCCCGATCCACCACCCCCGCCACCGCCCCACAGCTCCACCATCACCACGGTGACGCCTGCGGGCTTGGTCCAGGTGCCGTTGGCGCTGAACTCCTGCACGTCGCGGATGGTCTGCCAGCTTGCCGTGGTGCCGTCTGTGGTGACGAACTTGCCCGCGTTGCCGGTCTGCGCGGGCAGCACCGCCGCAAACGCCGTGCCGGCGACAAACGCCGTCGTGGCCACCTGGGTGGAGCTGGTGCCTGTGGACGCCGTGGGGGCCGTAGGCGTGCCGGTAAAGGCCGGGCTGGCCAGGGGCGCAAACCCCGCCGCCACAAAGGCAGTCGTGGCCAGCTGCGTGCTGTTGGTGCCCGGCGAAGCAGTGGGCGCCGTGGGCGTGCCCGTCAGGGCCGGAGAATTTGCGAACAGCAGCGCGCCCGTGCCCGTCTCGTCCGTGAGGGACGCCGCCAGTTGCGCCGAGGTGGCCGCAAACGTGTTGTTGGCCAAGTCGAAGGTCTTGTTGGTCAGCGTGGCCGTGTTGGTACGCTCGGCCAGCACATGCGCCGTGGTGGCCAGTTGCGTGGTGTTGGTGCCCGCGGCTGCCGTCGGCGCAGTTGGTGTGCCCGTCAGCGCCGGGCTGGCCAGCGGCGCCTTGGCGTTGAGCTGCGTCTGCAACGCACTCGTCACCCCAGCCACATACCCCAGCTCCGTGTGCGTGGCCGATACGGCCCCCGTCACGTTGGGAAACGAGGCCTTGACCGTGGACTTCAGCAAGCGCAGGTGGTCGTCGCCTTCGCTCTTCAGGTCCGTGGCGCCAGGCTTGGTGGCGTCCAGCTGGTTGATGTAGGTCGCGCTTTCAACGGTCATAGGGTCCTCACTCGCATGGCAGAGCCCGAGCGCAGCGCCGCGTCATCGGCTTGCTGCAGCGCGGCCACTTCGGCCCGGTACTTGGTGTCCCACAGCGGGGTGCGCTCGTCTTCCATCAGGTAGGGCGCGCCTTCAGCCAAGGCCCCGAACAGGTACACCCCGGGGTGGTTGGTCAGCAACCAGTTGGTGGGCGTGGTCGACAGCGCCGCAAAGCGCTGGTAGTAGTCCAGGCTCACCGTGTAGACGGCATCCGGCGTGGGGCCGAACTGGATCGCGTCACCCACGATGGTGTAGACCACCGGCTGGCCGTTGGCGTAGCCGCTCGGGAACTTGCGGTCCATGATCTCGGGCGTGACCACCGACAGCGCCGCGGGCGGCGTGGTGTTGGTCAGCGTGATGTTTTCCATCTCCAAGAAGTCGCTGGGCAGCGTCACGGTCTGCGTGCCGGCCACGGTGCTCAGCGCCGTGTTGGTGACCTGGCGGCGCAGGCGCAGATCTCGCGCGATGCGCGCCTCGGCCAGCGTGATGAAGTCCGGGATGATGGACGTCAGGTCCGACCGCTTGAGCCAGTTGGCTACCGAGGTCTGCAGGTCGGAGTAGGTGGCAATGGCCATGTCACACCCTGCCCTTCCAGATGCGGAAATGCGCCAGCGCCGGGTCGTTCAGCAAGCGCTTCTGGTGCTCGGGTGAGCGGCCCAGCTCCTGCAGCGTGATGGCGTGGTCGTTGAGGTAGCGCTCCACCAGCACCATGGGGATGCTCGCGGCCAGGCGCATGTCGCTTGATCCCGTGTGCCCCGCGTTGTGCATGGCCTGGGCGCGCTCGGCGTAGGGCGTGCAGTCCTGCGTGGTGCCGGTGACGAGCGCCCCGTCTTGCAGCGCCACGGTGGT